CCAAGTTGTTGAACTGTGGAGAACACTCCGAAAGGAATATTTCCCTCTCAATAGGTGGTATTGGAACCGTAATCTCTTTTCATGGAGTTACGCAACAACCCATCCAGTAAACAGTCAAGTTTACAAGAACGCGTTCAACGCGTCCAATCCTGAAGTTCATCAGGATCATTGGCATGACGATTTCTTGCATCTAAGTTCAATAGTGAGCGCTGGGTTTGACTCCAGAATTACTCGCTTTGTGACCGAAATCAGTGATGATTTTCGAGATGCATTGGATCAGAATGTTCGAGGCGACCTTAATCAGGTCTTAATGCACCGAACATCAATGTGGTTTGAAGAATTAGACAAAAGCTTCTTATCGTTATACGTGCAAGGAAGAGGCGCTGGTCGCGCCGCTATTATTCCTAAGCACGGAAACGACTGGAGGTTAATTGCTATGCCCAACAGGTACCTACAAAATGCCATGTCACCATGGTATAACGTACTTAATCAGGTGGCGAAAGCCGTTTACACTGATTGTACGCATGACCAACAAGCGGGGGCAGCAACTATCGAAAGATGGATGCATACCACTAACAACTCGCCGTCATGTGTAGATCTCAAAGCAGCAACCGATTATCTACCGGTTAGCTGGTTTGCATCATATGAGGAAATGGTTCTTAAGAAATTGAGAACACTAAATGGGATTACACCTAAAATGTACGGTGAGATCTCTGATGCGAGAAGTATTTTTCATACCTACTCGCATCTTCCTTATGATGGGTTCAGATGGAAATCTGGACAACCTTTAGGGAGTTTACCAAGCTTCGTCACACTAACCATACAACATAATCTGATCTGTGATGCGGTATCCATAGAATCTGGGTACTCGCATAGACCATTTCGTGTTGTAGGTGATGACGTAGTATTTCAACATAAAGCGATTGCTGACAAGTACGTGAAGCACATGGAAAAACATGTGCCATTATCACTACATAAGTCATACTCAGGCGATTACGTTGAATTTGCGGGATACCGATTCAAGAAAGGTACGCCGAGATACTTGTTACCAGACAGCTGGAGAGCTGAATCTGTACAAGATATCTTTGACGCGTCCTTCTCAAGGGCATTCCCAATAGCTTGGAAAAACTTAACAAGTCAAATCCAAAAAGGGTTCTTAACGTTCATTCCTAAAGAGCTTCATGGTAATAGTGAAGTTTTATGGAATGCAATAATTAAGAATTACTGTGGGTTTCCTATCTCTAGCGAGGAATCGCTACGAGAGGAACTTTTGATTAGCTTCTATGAAAAGGAGCCATCTGAG